CAACACTGACCAAAAACACGCCGGAGAAGTTACGATTCATTCGATGAATGACGCTGAATATACGCATTTTAACTCTGTAGATATGCACGACTACTTCAATGATCGCGCTGCTTTCACCCAAGTATTTGGCTCAATGCGACAAACTACCGCTTTTAACGCTGTACGTTTTCAAGCAGGCAGCAATTTTACAGGCGGAACATTCACACTTTATGGGCTAGCAAACTCTTAGGAGAACAAAATGAGCACAGGCGTATTCAAATTGGTCGATGGCGAAACCATCGAATTGACAGAAGAAGAGAACAATCAACGCATTGCAGAGAGCGAGGCAGCACAAGCAGAGCACGAGGCTGGTGCATGGCTGCGTGGTCGATTGGAAGGATACGGCGATTGGTCTGACCAACTTGACGAGATGTTCCACGACTTTGACGCATGGAAGGCTCGTATCCAAGCGGTCAAAAATGAGTTCCCCAAACCGGAATAATATCCCTACACGGAGAGCATCTGATGGCTGATTACAAGGGCGTTGAAATCAAAACCACTCCTACTGACGCTATGGTCGAGGAGGCGAAGCGCGGCTTGGAATGGCGCGAGGAACACGGTCGTGGCGGTACAAAGATTGGTGTAGCCCGTGCCAGGGACATCCAGAACCGCAAAGAGCTATCAATAGACACTGTGAAGCGGATGTTTTCTTTCTTTGCTCGGCATGAAGTGGATAAGAAGGCCGAAGGTTTCGACTCTGGCGAGGATGGCTATCCATCGGCGGGACGAATTGCATGGGCATTATGGGGTGGAGACCCCGGTTTCGCTTTTGCTCGCAGAGTTAAGGAGTCCGTGGAGGCGGCAGACCAAGAGGGTGAAAGGGCCGAACTGTCCGGTTCCGTAAAAAAGGGTCTACAGAAGAAGGTAGATGACCACAACGAGGAGCATGGTGATGACGAAACTAAAAGAACTAGCCTACGAACTCTATCAGCGGTGTTTAGACGGGGTGTCGGCGCTTATAAAACGAATCCGGGATCTGTTCGACCGACCGTAAAAAGCCCTGAACAGTGGGCATACGCTCGCGTAAATTCATTTCTGTATGTATTGCGTAACGGCAAGTTCCGAAGCGGCAAGCACGATACAGACCTGTTGCCAAAGGGGCACCCGCAAAGCAGCAATGACCGCTCCGCAGAAAAAGAGACCTACAACGAAGAACATACTGCTAGAATCGAAAATCCTGATATATATCAAGAGTTTATGGGTGATAGCCCAGCTATTGAGGAAGTAAGCATGGAAGAACAGAGACACATAGTCGATGTCGAAGAAACGGAAGATTCTTACATTGTCGAATTCGGTAAGGCTGAAGTGGAAGAGCCTGATGCGGAGACTGAAGAGGTTGAAGCGGTAGTCGAGGAAAGCTCTTACAGCGCAGAAGATCGCGCAGAAGACGCCGTAGAAGAGTCGAACATGACTCGCGCAATGGCGATGGAGATGGCCCCTGTTGATGAGGACAAGCGAACTGTCCGCATGGCCATTTCAAGCGAAGAGCCGGTTATGCGCTCATTCGGCATGGAAGTATTAGAACATTCAGACGAGGCGATTGACCTATCATTCCTGAAGTCTGGACGCGCCCCCTTGCTACTGGACCATGACCCAGAGAAGCAAGTAGGCGTTATCGAATCAGTAAGCCTGGACGGCTCGGCACGCAGACTCCGTGCGACGGTGCGCTTTGGAAAAGGTGCGCTTGCCAGAGAGGCTTTTGATGATGTTACCGATGGTATCAAGGCTAATGTCAGCATTGGTTACTCGGTACAAAAAATGGAGCGGAAGGACAAAGACACATATGTGGTCAAGAAGTTCCGTATCCACGAAGCAAGTCTAGTTTCTATCCCCGCTGATGTGACAGTTGGCGTGGGGCGGTCTAGCGAGGCTTCGCAACAACCCGTAATCGTAACTGACAATGCACAGGAGCAAATTATGTCAGAAGTAGATGTACAGGCGGTTGAGGCGCAAGCCCGTCAAGCCGCACAAAAGAATGCCGCTCTCATCGTAGAGCTTGGTGCCCGTCACGAGAAGTCAGACATGGCTCAGAAAGCCATCGCTGAAGGCGTAAGCATCGAAGAGTTTCGTGGTCAGTTGCTGGAAGAAATCGGCACGACTCGCGCTCTGGAAAACCAAGAGATTGGCCTGAGCCAAAAAGAGGTTGGCCGATTCAGCTTGATGCGCGCAATCCACGCTCTGGCTAACCCAACTGACCGTCGCGCTCAAGAATCTGCTGCGTTTGAGTTTGAAGCATCACGCGCTGCCGCACAGCAGTACGGTGTGACCGCTCAAGGCATCATGTTGCCTGCTGAAGTTCTGCGGAACTGGAAGCGTGACATGTCTGCTGGCTCTGATGGCGATTTGGTTGCTGAAGACTTCAAAGGCGAAGAGTTCATCGACGCTCTGCGTAACGCTTCAAGCGTAATGCAAGCCGGTGCTCGTATGCTGGGTGGTCTGTCTGGCGACGTTAAGATCCCCAAGAAGACTGCTGCCTCTACCGCTGCTTTCGTAGCGAGTGAGGGTACGGCTGCTGCTGAGTCTGAAATGACCATCGGCAACGTAAGCATGTCTCCTAAGACTCTGGGTGCATTCACCGACGTTACCCGTCAGTTGCTCATCCAAAGCTCTTTGGACGTTGAAGCCTTAATCCGTGATGACCTGGCTCAATCTATCGCTACTGCGATTGACAAGGCTGGCTTGGAAGGCTCTGGCTCTTCAGGCAACCCAGAAGGCATCTTGAACACTACTGGCGTTAACCAAGTAACAAACTTCGCTGCTGCAAACCCAACGTTTGCTGAAGTAGTTACGCTGGAAACCGCTGTAGCAGAAGACAATGCTTTGATGGGCAACCTGTCTTACATCTTGCCTGCAAGCATGTACGGCGCGTTGAAGACCACTGAGAAGGCTACCAACACTGCTCAATTCGTAGTTGAGCCAGGCGGCACCCTCAATGGTTATCGCGGCATCGTGTCTAACCAGGCTACTGCTGGAAACCTGTACTTCGGTAACTTCAGTGACCTACTCATCGGCATGTTCGGTGGATTGGACATCGTTGTTGACCCGTACAGCAACAGCACCAGCGGCACTGTCCGAGTCGTTGCATTGCAGTCTGTAGACGTAGCAGTACGTCACGCAGTGAGCTTCGCATTCGGTAACGACGGCTAAGTAAGCTGACGAAGCCCCTCACCTTCGGGTGGGGGGTCTTCCTTTTTGGAGTAGGTATGAAGTACCAAGTAATGAAGCGTTGCGTTATCCAGGGTTCGACATGGAACGTTGGTGACGTTGTAGAGACGGGCAAGGACTTTCATGAAGCCGACGTTAAAGGCTTGATGGGTATTGGCCGTATCGTTCCGTTTAACGAGCCTGTTGTCGAAGACCGATCTATCGGCCTGGATGACAAGCCAATGCCTAAGCGTTCAGCTAGAGCAAAAAGGCGCGCTGATTAATGGCTGTTGAAACTGCTGCTGATAGGTTGATTATGCTGACTGACTTCGGTCAAACGGTCAGCTACACGCCATCCGGTGGCAGTGCGGGTGATGTGACAGCTATTGTCGATAATGATTACGAAGCGGTTGATGTTGGCGGTTCCGTCGCCTTCGCCATCCAGAGACCGCGACTTACGGCTCGCACGGCTGATGTAAGTACTGCAGCCGAGGGCGATACCGTATCCTACGGTGGTGACAATTACATCGTGAGAGTGGTTATGGCGGACGGAACGGGCATCACAGAACTACTGATTGAGAAGCAGTAATGGCTCATGTTCGTAAGTCAATCAGAGATAACGTGGTTACGACGCTTACTGGTCTGACCACTACTGGTAGCAACATCTATCGCACCAGGGTCTATCCCCTGGCAGAGGACAAGTTACCAGGACTCGCTATTTATACGCGAGACGAGAGCACTGGGTATGAGACGATGGGAGTCCCACGCACCCAGATACGAAACCTAACGGTGTCGGTAGAGATTTACGTCAAAGGCACCAGCAACTATGACGATACGCTGGATACCATTTGCGTTGAGATTGAAGAGGCGCTTTATACCGACCTGACCAGGGGCGGTTATGCCAAGGACACGAACATTACCAATATGGACGCAGAGTTCAGTGGTGAAGGTGATCAGCCGGTTGCAAGAGCGACTCTCACGCTAGATATCACCTACGCGACCAAAGAAAACGACGTAGAAACGGCGGTATAACATGATTGAGATGACTAAAGACGGCAATGTTGTTGGAGCACACAAAGACAACGTTGCCTGGCTAGAATCCAATGGGTGGGTGCGTGCAGACGGACTTGCCAAGGATAAAAAACCTGAGCAAAATCAGGAACTTGCAAACCAAGACGATTCCGAGGAGGAATAACACATGGCTACACATAAAGGCCAAGATGGTATTGTGAAGGTCGGCTCTGATGCAGTAGCAGAAGTGCGTTCCTTCTCAATCGAAGAGACTGCGGATACGGTAGAAGATACGGTAATGACCGATACGTCACGAACCTATATTACGACACTGAAGTCGTTCTCAGGCTCTCTGGACGTTTTTTGGGATGAGACCGATACCAATGGTCAGGTAGCCCTGGCTGTAGGTAACAGCGTCACCCTGGCGTTCTACCCAGAAGGAGATTCCACTGGTGATACTTACTACAGCGGTACAGCTTTAGTTACAGGTTTCACTCGCACTGCCAGCTTCGACGGAATGGTTGAAGCCAGCATTACGGTGCAAGGTTCTGGCGCGTTAACGACTGCCACTGCCTAATGGGTCGCCTGATTGACGATGCGGTTGCCCATTTCAGCAACCGCGAAATAAGAACTATTGAAGTACCCGAGTGGAACGTGAAGCTCTACGCCAAGAGACTTACCTTGGAAGACAAGTCACGTTGGGCCAAACGAGCCGATGGCGATGCGACAGACTATTTGGTCTACGCATGCATCTTTGGCTTACAGGACGAGAAGGGCGAGCAGGTCTTCAGCCTAGAAGACAAGGTCAAGCTCAAGAAGTCCGTGGACCCAGAGGTGTTAACTCGCTTGGGTAACTTCGCTCTTGCACTAGACGCTGACAGCGAGGAAGAGCGCGAAAAAAACTGATAGATGGTCGGGGTGAGCCTACCGAGCTTTACATGATGTATGAGCTTGCTAGTCGCCTCGGCCAAACCATCACCACAATACAGCAGATGACTGTCGATGAATTCAATCATTGGTGGACATTCTTCAGGTTGAAGCAGGAAGTATCCGATGGCAAGCATGGGCAAAAGCATACTAACCCTGGGGGTTGATGGCAGTCAGATGACCGCTGGGATGAAAAAGGCCCAGGGAGACATGGCGAAGACCGGCAAGTCTGCAAAGGATTTAGATACAAACCTGCGATTTATGCGCGGCGGGCTTGGTCAGGTCGGCCATCAAATCCAAGATATATCCGTACAGATGCAAATGGGCACTGACGGCATGATTGTTCTGGGCCAGCAAGGCTCTCAAATTGCCTCACTGTTTGGTCCAGGTGGCGCGCTATTCGGTGCGTTCCTCGCTATTAGTGCCGCTGCTGCCGGTCCTTTGTACAGTGCTATAACGGGCACCACTACTGTTTTGTCTGATTTGGCAGAGGAGGCGAAAGGTGCCTCTGGCGCATTTGCCGAATTGAACCGTCTTGAACAACAGATGCGTAAGCAAGAAGTAGGCGCGGCTGCGAGAAAGCAGCTTGATGAGCTTGCTACTCAGAGAGAAAGGCTTCAGGACGCGGTTAAGCGCCACGCAAGTGCTATGCGCGAGCTAAACCTTCGCCAAAGGAACGGTAAGGGGATTACTGAAGAGCTTGCGTTAGAAATTAAAGAGCAGCGAAGGGTTACCGTTGAAGCTGGAACGGCAATCTATGACCTAAGAGACGCCATGAAGGCGTTGTTCGACCAGGTTGACCCAGATTCGGGCATAAAAGGCGCGTTGTCTGACGTTAACAAAGAAATACAGGATTTAGGTAAGTCTGACCTAGCAAAAACATTAGACGCATTCCGCGCTACAGGTGCTAGCCCAGAGCTAGTAGAAGAACTAGAGCGCCGCCTACAACTGTTAGAGATCATGAAAGGTCAGGCCGAAGCCGATGAAGGTATTGCAGCAGCGGCGGCGACTTTAACCCAGGAGAGGGTTGATGGCATAAAGGCTGAATCTGGAGCCAGGCTAGATGCTTTAGACAAAGACCAAAAGGTCGAAGATGCCGCTCGCAAAGCCAGGAAAAAAGCCCAAGAAAGCGCAGACCAAAAAGCTCTAGCCGACCTACAGACCTTCATTCTGACGAAGGAAGAAAAAGCTGTTGCCGGTTACGCGAAGAACCTATCCACGGTTCAGGAACTGCTTGAACGAGAGAGAATCACCCAGCAAGAAGCGCAGTCCCTAATTACAGGCATCATAGAAAAAGAGACAACCCGTCGAAGCGAGATAGCCGAGAAGGCCGCTGAGAAGCAGCTAAAAGCGGACCAGAAGGCCAGAGCAGACGCCATAAAAGGTGTTGGCGACCAGTTGATGGCTCTAGATTCCAGTAACAAGAAAGTCTTCCAGATGCAGAAGGCTTACCGTATGGCAGAAGCCACAATGGCTGCATACCAGGGCGCGACTAATGCCCTGGCAGCCCCGTTTCCATTCCCTATACCCCAGGTCATGGCGGGCGCTGCACTTACCTTGGGCCTTGCTAACGTCGCTTCAATAAAAGCTCAAAGCTTCGAGGGCGGCGGTTTCACCGGCTACGGCGCTCGCGCAGGCGGCCTGGATGGTAAGGGTGGTCGCATGGCGATGATTCACCCCAACGAAACCGTCGTAGACCACAGAAATGGAGGGGCAGCAGGCGTCACAATCGTTAATAATGTAGACGCTAGGGGTGCCGGTGCTGATGTGGACCAGAAGATTAAGATGGCTATGGCTCAGACATCCCAGCAGACCGTATTGCAAGTGCAAGACTTGATTCGACGCAAGAGGCTGGTGTAAATGACTACTTTCGCATTTCCAAGCATTACGCCTACGACGAACACATTTGAACTGGTGTCTAACACCAGGACGTTTCAGTCGCCGCTAACCAATGCAGTGCAAACGTCATCGCGCAAGGGTTCATTGTGGAAGGCCAGCTTGCAGTTCAACAACCTGTCGGGCGATGACCGCCAGGAGATGCAGGCTTTCTTGGTTAAGCTGAACGGACAGCAGCACAGGTTCACACTGCACGACCATTCCTACACCCGAAGGGGCGCGGGTGGTGGCACATTGTCAATCAACGGCGCGAGTCAATCAGGAACCGCACTGGTGTGCGATGGTGCGACTGCTAACGTCAACAACTACCTGAGAGCGGGCGACTACATCTCGTTTAACAACGAATTGCACATGGTTGTGGTTGATGCTAATTCAGACGTATCGGGTAACGTCACTTTGTCGATTGCACCACCTATCAGAAAGACACCATCGGACGATACGGTTGTGGACTACCTCACCCCTGTCTCTGGGGTGTTTATGCTCGCAGGCCCAGCGTCATGGGACACTCAACCAGGAATCATATCCAGCTTCACGGTTGAAGCTGTTGAGGATGTTCTAGCATGAGCCGGGGTTTTCCATCAGACGTATTGACGGCGCTATCGTCAGATCACGTCGCGCTCGTCACGTTTGCCAAGTTGGAGTTCCCATCTGGGACGTTGTATCTGCATAACTCAATCGGCACCTACACCTGGGGCGGGAACGATTGGCTGGGAACCGGCGACCTTGGCGAGATCAGTCAGATTGAGGAAGGGGCGCAGATAAGCCCATACAAACTGACGCTAACGCTTTCAGGTTTGGACGCTACGATTTCAGGCGCTGCACTCACAGAAGATTACTACCTACAGCCGGTAACCGTTTACCTGGGCGCGCTTAATCCCGATGACGATCTTATTGCTGATCCTACGGTGGTCTGGGAAGGGGCAATGGACCAGATGGAGATCAGCGTAGGCGCAGAGGGCGGTGACGCTATCGTGCTTACTGCCGAATCTGAACTTGCACGCTTCGATAAGGCATCGAATCTGAAGTACACCGACGCGCAGTTGCAATCTGATTCCGCTGGCTCTCTGGGTTTTGAGTTTATGGCTGACATTGAAGGGTCTAAGATTCGCTGGGGTGATGCAAACTCAGACTCTGTTGCGGGCGGGCCTTCCAACCCGAATATCTACGACAACATCAACGTGAATCCAAGTTTCTGATGAGAGTTCATGCCGCACTCAACAAGTGGCAAAAGCGCGATTTTAAATATGGCGATGCCGACTGCTGCCAATTCATTGCCTTTGTTGTCAAAGAGTTAACGGGTAAAGACTACTCGGCTGGGTTTCAGTATGAGTCAGAAGCGCAGGCTGAGTTACTGGTTGGGAGAGAGGGCGAGCTTGTCGATTTCATCGGAAGCATATTAGGTGAGCCGAGCGAACAACTGAAGGATGGCGACCCTTGCGTGGTTTCCCCGCCGGTTATCGGTCAGGTTTGTGGAATCAAGTTAAGAGATAGGGTGGTTTGCTTGACTAGCAAGGGCTTCGCGCAGATACCCGACCGTTATCTAGTTTCAGGATGGAGCGTTTAAGTGCCACCAGTTTTTTACGCGATAGCCGACATTGGAGCGAAATTCCTATTCGCAGCCGTCGGTGCTAGCCAGGCTTCTGTCGCGGTTGCGTTCGCTGCTGGGGCAACGGTTATTGCTGCTGGTGTTGCTGCGGTTAACGCTACTGTTAAATCTCTCCTGCCAGACTTCACAATGCCTCAGACGGACACTGACCGGACTAGGCAGCAGACGGTCAGGGGAACCATTGAACCCCAGAAGGTAGTCTACGGTGAAGCCCTGGTATCCGGCCCGATATTCTTTGTGGGCGTAGCAGGAACGGATAACCGAGAACTGTATCACTCCATCGCCCTCACTGGGCATGAGGTCGAGGACATCACGGATGTCTACTTCGACAACGAGAAGATCCTTGACGCGCAGATTGATTTTCAGTCCAGAGTTACTGCCGGCACGTTTGGCCCGATTGACAGCGACACGATATGTCAGATTGAACGGCAGACCGGAGCATCAAACCAAACTGCTTCGTCGTTGCTTAGGGGTGCATTTCCATCGGTTTGGACTACGGCGCACACCACGCCCAACATCTCTTGTATCACGACTCAGTGGGTTCTGACTGACGGCTCTCAAGAACTATGGGACAGACTGACGCCTCAGAACATCAAGGCACTTGTTAAGGGCAAGAAAGATATATACGACCCTCGCCTGGACACATCAGCAGGCGCGAATCCAACGAATGCTTCGTATCAGCAGTGGAGCAACAACCCCGCGTTGTGTGCTGCTAATTACCTGACAGATACTACGTTTGGTCTTAGCGTTCCGGTAAGCAAGATTGATTGGGATGCAGTAGAGGCCGCAGCGGATGCTTGTGATGTTTCGGTCACTGTGCCTGGCGGAACTGAAAAGCGATTCACTGCAAACGGTGTCCTGTTTGCTACAGACACGCACAAAGCCAATATCAACAAGCTAATGAGCGCCATGAATGGCTCTCTCGTCTACTCTAACGGCGTGTACACCATTAAAGCTGGGGTGTACGAAGCGCCAACAGAGAGTCTGAATGAAGATGACCTGGCAGGCGCTATATCTGTTAAGACCTCTGTCGAAAGAGGAGATCGCTTCAATACAGTCCGACCCATATTCATCGACCCGGACCAAAACCATAAAAGCGTAGAGGCTCCTGAAGTATCCATTACCGCTGCAGTAAACCGAGACAACGGCGAGATATTGACACGAGATGTGCAACTGTCGTTCACGAACACGTCTTATATGGCGCAGAGGATCGCTAACAAGCAGATTCAACTAACAGACCAGCAGACGGTTCTCACGTTCCCATGCAATCTCTCAGGGCTTCGTGTGGACGTTGGCGACAGGGTTAGCGTCACAGTCTCGGAGTTGAATTACAGCAACAAGGTATTTCGTTGTGCTGGCTGGTCGTTCTCAGATACTCAAGACGGCGTGGTCAATCTGACGCTGTTGGAAGATGATTCTGGCTCCTACGCAGACCCGACTTCTGGTGAGTACAGCACGCGCTCACCCTCTGGGACTATCACGCCAGGCTTCCGTGGTGTACCTGACCCGCAGAACCTGACGGCTGCATCTGGCCTGAAGCACATCGAACTGAATTGGACGAACCCAACTAACCCTAAGCTGTTTGAAACCATTGTGGTTTACGCTTCTGCTGACTCGTCTTGGGACAATGCTTCGTTGATTGGCGAGACTAGGGGAACGCAGTTCTTCCATGACGCAGCGAATCCGACTGACCCATTGTCGGTTGGTGATACCCGATATTACTGGGTTCAAGCCTTTGCCTACGCTGGCGATAAGAACAGCAGCCAGAGCTTCGTAAGGTCAGACCGCAACCCAGACAACGATAGCTCCACCATCGTCGCCACGGTCGGGCCAAACAATCCCGACTACTCCGAGATCGTTGACGATACGCCAGAGCAAAACGCACCAACCGCTCTGACTCTTACGGAAACCACTGTCTTGGGTAACGATGGCTCCGTTCTGCCTGCTGTTCGCGTGTCATGGACTCCACCGACCGCAAATACCTACGTTTCGTTCTACGAGATTGAGTTCAAGCAAACGTCAGAAAGCGAAATAGATTACGGGCAAGTCTCAGACGCTCACACTCAGACTATAAATTACGGCTCTGTGGCTGATGCCACGACATTGGAGTTGAACTACGGGGGAGTAGATGAGGCCATCGGTGGTGGTTCTACACCTTTCTCTTCCATCAATGTTTACGGCACGAGCACTGTAATCGCTGGAATGAAAGAGTTGGAGTCTTTCACCTTCAGGGTGAGGGCGGTAACCCTGACCGGCAAGGTTTCCGGTTTCATCACTGCGGACTTGACATTGCAAGGCGACCAGACAGCGCCAGCCGTGCCGTCCAGCATCGTTGCGACCGGCGGCATCCAGCAAATCAAGCTCGACTATGAGTTGCCGTCTGACTCTGATCTGGCCTATGTAGAGATTTTCGAGAACACGGTCAACAACAGGGCATCGTCTACGCTGATCGTCAAAACGAAGTCTGACCAGCACACAGTCACGGGTCTGGGTAACAACGTCACCCGATACTACTGGCTGCGATCTGCCGACCGATCTGGGAACCTGTCTGACTACAGCGCGTCGTTCTCAGCTACCACACAGAAGATTGTGCTGGATGATTTCGCTCAAGATGTCTTGGACGAGTTCGCTGCTGGCGATGCTTTCGGGATTGAGCCTGTATCTACGCTCTCAGGCGTCACAGGGACGCATGTGGGGCAGATTAAGTTCCTGACTACCACAGATACCCTATACGTCTGGACAGGCTCTGCGTGGTCTACAGACCTGTTCACGGCATCAACAGTAGACCCTGGCTCTATCACTGCCGCATCGTTTGCCAGTGGTGTTGAGCCAATCTCTGCGGTGACAAGCCTGCCCTCACCCACTGGGTACACAGGGCCGTCAATCCTGTTCAACGTCACTGATAAGAAGCTCTACCGATACAACTCGTCGGTTCCTGAGTTTACGACCTTAGTTAACACGACCGACCTATCTGGTACATTGGGCGAGAACCTATTCAGCGACACAGTTCGACCAATAGAGAGGGTGGGTACTTTACCGACTAGCAACCTGACCACTGGGCGAGTGGTTATGTTGACCACAGACAACAAGCTCTATCGCTACAGCGGCACGTCTTGGACTTCTGCTATCTCAGCGTCGGATCTTGATGACCAAGTGAACCTTGCTACGCAGGTATCGGGTCAGGTGCAAGCAACGAACCTCACGGCTGGTCAAATCTCGACAGCATCCATTCAGGCCGGAGCCGTGGTTGCAGATTCCATCTCAAGTGGGGCGATCAGTGCAGTCAAACTGGCAGCGGAT